AGTCTTAGCTAGATGATAAAAGTTTGAACCATTATCTACACTAACAGAAACACTTACTGTCGCTGAGTTTGTGCCATCTACATTAGCAACTAAGATAGAATTAATCTTTCTTGTTTTATCTGCAGCTACATCAATTATATCTACATTTGATGTAGTCACTGCACCAGCTATGGTAAAAGGTGTTACTGACGTTACATTTACTAAATTTGGTGTTGCCATATTATTTCTCCTATATTATCCAAATATTAAGGCAAAAGCTACTGCTCTGCCATTTGTTGCAACTCTACTTGAGTTTTCTGTTATATTCCCAGTTACTGATAATGCTTGTGCCATAGCTACATTTTGATTTTCATCTATAGCTATAGCTGGATTACTTCCTACTGTACTTCCTTGTCCAATAATTAAATCGTCAGCACTATCATCTAAACCTATGTAAAAGTCTTGAGCATTGCCATCAAAAACTATTGAAGTATCAACTGCTGCTCCATCTCCTATAACTACTGAGTCATCATCAAGTATTAATATAGGATTTGTCCCTACTGTTGACCCAACTCCCAAAACTAATTTATCTGCTGAGTCATCAAGACCTATGTAAAAATCTTTAGCATTACCATCAAAAATTAAACTAGTATCTTCTGCTCCGCCATCTCCTATAGTTAAACTAGGTGTTGTACCATTTACAACAACTGGACTATTTATTGAAATACTAGACCCATCTGCTGATAAACTATCTAATGCAATATCACCAACGTTAGTTATATTGGCATCATTAAAAGATGTTGCTCCAAATGTGTTAGATGCTGCAGTGGATGTGATTCCTGCTGCTGCTGTTATACCTCCGCCATCAGCTATTGTGATAGCGTTATCTCCATCGGTAAAACCTATATTAGCAGTCTGCACTTCACCACTCACCAATAAATCACCACCCACTGACGCATCATCCGTGACTGTTAAGTCATCACTTACTTTTAAATCTACTGTTGATAAACTAGCAAAAGCATCATTTACTGCTGCACCCGAACCTGCACCATCTAAATAAACTACTTTTACATCACCTGCACCAATAGTTACAGTAGAACCAGAGCCTTGTTTTATTATTATATTTTGACTGCCTGAAGTTGCGTTCTCTATAAAGTGAACTCTTTTTAATGTATTTGGACCTATTGTTATAGTACAAGCACTATCTAGAGTACCTGTATATTTAATATACATAGCTCTAGCCTCATCAGCCGAACCATCAGCTACAGTAGAAGCATGAGTATCTGCATTTGTTGTAATAGCTTCTGTGCCAAAACCTAAACCCTCTCCAACTAATTCTAAATTTGTATTAGTAGAAGTACCCCATGTTCCAGCTTCATCACCTGTAGCTATTTCTTTTAATCTTAAATTGTTTACATATGTTGCCATAAATTTTCCTCGTTATGCCACCTCTTGCCAATTAGGAGTTTGAGATGTATCTATATTAGTATAGTTTGGTGTTTGTGAAGTGCTTACGCTACTCCATACAACAACTCCACCTAGTCCTGATACTATTGCATCTAGAGTTACAGGTGCATTTGCATTTGCTACTGGTGTAACACTTCCTAGTGAAGATGTTAATCCAAACCCTGTTACAGATAGATTGTTGTTAGTAATTAATGATTCTGAGCCTAAAGCAGATGTTCCTACTAATCCTGTGACTGCTACATTAGCTGCTGCACTTACAGATTCATCTCCTAAACCAGATGTGGCTGCAACTGCACTAACACCAGATACAGTGCTAATAGAAACAGTTTCATCACCTAATGCAGTTGTACCAGCAACACCCGTTACTGCAACTGCTATTGGTTCACTCCAAGCACCTTGACCCCAAGTGCCTCGACCCCAACCATTAATTATAGCCATACTTAAGCTATTCTAATTATTGCGTTTGAAGAATCGGCTGCAGGGAACTGTATCGTAAAATCTCCAGCAGTAGATGTTTTATCTCCGCCAAAATCTAGAACACAAACTGCAGGGTCTCCTGAAGCAGTATCATTAAATATTAAACAGCCTCTTGCTGTAACACTTGCATTACTAAATGTTAAATCTGCAAAGTCAGTAAGTGCAGTAGTTCCAGAAGTAGAAGGGTCAACTCTTGTTAGAGATGCTCCTTTAGCTGTATAGTTTGTACCACTAGCTTCATTAGAAGTAGTGTATGCTGTAGTGGATGCGTCTAAACTAGCAGAACTTGTATAAAGTGCTAACTTAAAATCATTGCCACCTGAGTTTTTAAAATTATGTACACCCTCTAAAAGTTCTTTCTTAAATGATGTACACATTGCTTGCGTAATCGCCATTATAATCTCCTTACAATATCAGCCATATCTTTATGACCTTGTTTCTCTAGCAAACCTGCCACAGTTGCTCGATCACTTGATATAGCTTGTTTCATGTATAGTAGAATTAAATTAGTGATAGAGTCTTTAAAAGCCTCTGCTTGTGCTTTAACCATTGGGTCTGCATTATCACTAATTGCAACTAATCGTTCTACTATTCTTTGTGTCCAGTATTCAGGACTTAATCCTTCATTATGTGTAGTCTTAACTCCTACTTCACCTATTCCTGATTTTACATCTACACTAAACATTATGATCTTGGTACTCTATATACATCATCTCTGTAATGATCTATAGTATTTTCTCCCTCACCTAAAGTTTTTAATCTTGCTAATGCTTGTTCATATCTTTTTTCATAAACTTGCATAAGTGCTAAATCTCCTTTCATGTAAACATAAGCTTCTAATATAGAGCCATAAAGTAAAGCATTTTCTGCATTTGTTGATAACCACGTTGTACCACTTTCTGCTCCTGCAGTTATTGAAGTAGGTTTGTAAAAATAGTGTAGTTCAGCTACAAAAGTTGCATTAGGAGTTGGTCCTAGTATAAAAGTTGTATTATCAAATAAAGCATAGTGCTTTGGTACTCCAGTAGTTGAAGCATTAGGATATGCCTCTCTAATAAAGTTAACATCTTTAAATAATAAAAATTCTTGATTATCAGAATTAGTTATAGTCAAAGAAAAGTTATCTAAAAAATCTGATGGTGTATTTAAGTATTTATTACCTGAAGTTACAGTTCCTTCTACATTTTTACGAAAAACAGGTAGCTTTACTGTTTTTAAAATTCTTACCTCAGCTTGTTCTATTATTTTAGGCAAATCAGAAACAAATGTTGTTTCAGTATTTTCTAAATAATTTTGCACTAAACTTTTTAATTCTGCATAAGTCATCCTGTAACCACCTTAACTTTTCCTGTATTTGCCCTAAGAATCATGCCTGTACTTGAAACAGGGTTAAATCCAAAATACGAAGTTGATTCTTTCTCGCCTCCATCTGGTCTAGGATTAAACAAAGCTTCTGGGTCAGAAGTATTTAATCGACCAACTTGGAATTGTGGGTGATCTGGGTCAAAACACTCTGGACATACACGTAAACCATTTATTGTTTCATCTTCTATTTCGTATCTAAGTTCTTTTAGTTTATACGTGAAACCACATCTATCACATTGTCCTAAAGCTTTTCTACCAACTGCGTATGCCATAATTAATAAACTGTTCCACCTGGAACAAACTTGACTGCTGCCCTTTCTCTATCAGACTCAGATACTTCATTCCATAATTCTAGATATCTACCTCTAATCATATTAACTCTATTAAGAGCTTCTGGTTCTTTACAAGCTATGTTGTAAGCCAGTGCATAAGTTAGACAAGGTAAATATTTAGCAGGCACGTCTGCATTATTACTAGCGACATTCCCTGCATCTTCTATTCTTTTAATATAATCATAAACTAAAGTATAAGTTTGAGCACTATCTGGTGTTGCCCATAATACTATATTGATACCACTTGTTCCTTTATCTGCAAAAAACTGTGTAGGCTTAGATTGTAATAGTTTCTTTGCTTGATGGTTATATTCTGTTCTAGATATTCTAGTTAACTGTTGATCAAATTGTTTATCAGTATCTCCACTATCAGTTCTAATAAAAGCATCTACTATTTCTAGAGCAGATGTTTCTGCTGCATAGCTACTTGTGCCTGCAGTTAAAGCTTGTGTAGCTTGCTCTATCTTCCAAAGATTCAAGCCTTTATTCTGCCACTCTAAAAAAATTAAATTTAAAGCACGTCTTGCAGTTCTGTAATCATATCCAGACCTCATGGTTAATCCACATAATTCATATGCTTCTTCCATAATGTCAGATAAATCTAAATTAAATGTTGTCGTTCCGCTTGTAGCCATTACTTACCTTCTTTTCTTCTGATAGCTTCTTTGCCTTTTTTAGCTATCCTTGCTTGTTCATTTTTACCTGCAACCTTAGCTCTTTGCTCTAGTACAGTTAGTATTTGTATCTTACGAGCAAAAGGTTTATTTATTCTTTTTACTTTTGCAACTGTTGCTCTAGCATCTGCTGGTGTAGCAAACTTTATTCCCACTGTATCTTTAGGATTTTCATCAGTGTATAACCTACGACCACTGCCTTTAGGTTTCTTACCTGTTCCTACTTTTGGGTCTCGTCTTTTTCTTTTCACTTTTGCCAGCTTTTTGTAAGGCTATAGCCACTGCTTGTTTTTGGGGTTTACCTTCTTTTCTAAGCTTAGATATATTATCGCTTATTACTTCTCTTGATCTTCCTTTTCTTAGAGGCATTTTTCTTTTTTCCTGCAGGTGCTTTCCTTGTTAACACTTTAAAATTTGCTCTAGACATTACCATTTTACTTTATGTGACCAATATCTAGCACTTAACTTACTAGGGTTTTTATCTTGAGCATTGTGTCTGGCATAGTAAGATTTACGTCTTGCTTTATCCTTTTTAGTTTTAGGATTCTTACCAGCACCTTTTACTCCTTGTTGTCCAAAACGAATAGTCTTAATTTTGTTGCCATCTTTAGCAACAACTACATGAGACTTAGTAGGATGGTTGGGCGTTCTCTTAGGTTTGTTATAACCTGAGACTCCCGCCCTAGCCAACCTAGAATCCTTTTTGGCTCTAGACATATTTGTTTAAACTTTACCGCCAA